AACTGCCGGAATCCCAATTCACATGGATAGTTCCAATATCATCAACACCGGTGACCGTACCTTTTGTACCAGATTCAAGCTTAGTATAGGGGTCATTCATCTTCACCAGCATCACTCTCGTTCCGGGAGTGAAATAACTTTTAAGCTGCTCTAGCATTTGGGGATGGATAGTTTTCATTGCTCATCCACCTCCTCATGCTTAGCGGTTCCACATTTGAAAGCAGAACTCCCATTCAGTTTGGAAAGAAGTATCTTTCGCGCGCTCTTGTATTCCTCACCAATAAATCCGAGCCTTAACAGGAAGCATCGAAATGCATACTTTTCATTATCCACTTCCTTGGCTGTTGCTGTAATTCGCTTCTGGTTTTTTGCCATCTCACATAGGGCTGTAATAAAATGCGTGTAGGCTTTAACCTTCTCGGCATCTGCTTCAAAAGAAAACCAAGGGAAGCGCAGTGTATCCTCTGTCTGTTCAACCGCAAGTGCATTTACAGCTAGAGCCTTTTTTATAAGATCCCCTTTGCTTTCTAGAAGCTTTTCCAAATTAGCAACAGCTATATCTGTGAACCCTTCCTTAGGCATCTCAATTACAAGCAAGTCACCGTCGATAGTGTTTTCCGGTATCGCGTTTTCTGGCTTCTCAAAGGTAAAACCTCGGCTCTCAAGACTATCTAAGAGTGTGTCCGCTTTTTCGCCCTCAGTGCTCTCGTCAAATATTAGAGCTCCTTCTTTATTCACCTCGAAACCGCCTATCTGATAAATGAATGTAGGTGCGCCTTTATATTCAGGCTTAACACCAAGTATTTCTCCAATCGCAGTAACAAGGGCTTTTCGCTCACCACCGGTCCGATTAAAATCAATCTTCATGCTACATACCACCTTTCTTTTTGGTAGTACTATATATCACTCTAAGGCTACACAATAGCAAGTTATTTCTGTACAAAAAAGCGAGTTTAATACCCGCTTCTTTAATCCAATTCATCAGAAGATATCGCCACAGCACTATACTGAAGCTTCTCTTTATCACGAATTACATAGACATCTTCATCCGTTCCAACCTGTTCAATGTAGCGCTTAACGATGACATCACAGTACTTTTCATCCAGCTCAATGGTATAGCATATTCTATCTGTTTGCTCACAGGCAATCAGGGTAGAGCCAGATCCTCCAAAAGGATCAAGTATGATGCTATTGGTAAGGCTGGAGTTCATAATCGGGTATGCGACTAAAGCAATCGGCTTCATAGTCGGATGGTCCGCATTCTTTTTCGGTTTATCAAACTCCCAGATGGTTGATTGTTTGCGGTCTGAATACCAAAGATGCTTACCTTTCTTTTTCCAACCAAAGAGCACCGGTTCATGCTGCCACTGATACGGGGACCGGCCAAGAACAAGGGACTGCTTTTTCCAAATGCAAGTGCCAGAAAGATAAAATCCTGCATCCACAAAGGCTTTCCTAAAATTAAGCCCTTCCGTATCTGCATGGAATACATAGATACTACCATCCGATGCAAGTACTGCTTCAGTGTTTTTAAAGGCATCCAAAAGAAACTGATAAAAAGCATCATTGCCCATATTATCGTTTTTAATCTTTCCAGCAGTACCCTCATAGTTAACGTTGTATGGCGGGTCCGTTAGCACCAAATTAGCGACTTTACCTTCCATCAGAAAATCAAAGGTGTCTTTCTTCGTGCTGTCTCCGCAGACCAGCCGGTGTCGTCCGAGCATCCAAACATCCCCTAAATGCGAAACTGCGGGCTCCTTCAGCTCGCTGTCCACATCGAAATCATCTTCTTTTATGTTATCTTTAAGCGAATCTTTGAAAAGATCGTCCAGCTCTCCTGGGTCAAAACCAGTCAGTGATACATCAAAGTCTGCGGCACTTAAGTCTGTAATAAGAAGAGCCAGTTTTTCTTTATCCCAATCGCCGTTTATTTTATTCAGTGCTATGTTAAGAGCCTTTTCTTTTTCCTCATCCATTTCAACGACTACGCATTCTACTTCATCCATGCCCATGTTCAGCAGGATTTTCAAACGCTGATGACCGCCAACTACTCTGCCAGTAGTTTTATTCCAAATGACCGGTTCAACATAGCCAAACTCCTCAAGTGAGCGTTTTAACTTCTCATACTCTGAATCACCCGGTTTCAGGTCCTTTCTGGGGTTATAATCAGCGGGAATCAGTAGTTTAGTTTTTATCTTCTCTATCAGCATACTTTTCCACCGCCTCTCTCAATTCACTGTATTTATTAACATCCTCCCAAGGGAACAGGCAACTATTAAAATGCCCATAAACTGCTGTATCGGAATAGATAATATTTCTAAGGCGCAGCTTTTCAATGATTGCCGCAGGCCTAAGATTAAAAATTTCCTGGGCAGAAAGGCTCAATATTTCATCAGGGACTGTGCCTGTACCAAGGGTGTTTATGGAAAAGGCTACCGGGTTGGCCTTGCCAATAGCATAGGAAATGCCCACTTCACATTTCTTGGCATAACCACACCACACGATATGCTTTGCAATATACCGAGCCATATAAGCACCGCTTCTGTCAACCTTGGTCGGGTCTTTGCCACAAAGCGCTCCACCTCCGTGGGATGCAAGTCCTCCATAAGTATCTACCATCAGCTTTCTACCAGTAAGACCTGTATCAGCAGCCGGGCCTCCAAGAACAAACTGCCCGGATGGATTAATGAGAATTTCAGTTTCATCATCAAAAGGAAAGTCCTCAAAACACTGCCACAAGACATTGTTTAATATATCCGCTCTGAGTTCCTCCTGGGTTTTGTTCTTTTCGTGCTGCACTGATACCACAATGGTCTTTACTCTTACCGGAGTATCACCATCATATTCCACCGTTACCTGTGCTTTCCCATCAGGGAGTACGCCTTTTATAAGTTTTCCTTTACGGCAATCATCAAGCCTCTTCACGATTCTGTGGGATAGCACCAGGGGTAGTGGAAGCATTTCTCTAGTTTCCTTTGTTGCATAGCCATACATAGTTCCCTGGTCACCCGCACCTACCGAACCATACTGTTCGTTGACACCATTTCGTGCTTCCAATGCAGTATTCACACCAGCCGCAATATCTGAGCTCTGATTGTGTACATATACATAAATCAAAAATTTCAAAGGATTGTATCCCACTTCCTTTAAAACATTTCTGACGATGTATCGAATATCAATTTTCTCGCTGCAGGAGATCTCGCCCGCCACGATTATTTTCCCTTTGGTCGCCATGACCTCGCAAGCCACACGCGAAGCCTTGTCCTTACGTAGGCAGGCTTCTAAAATGCTATCTGCAATGATATCGCACAGTTTATCAGGATGGCCTGCACATACACTTTCAGCTGTTAAATATCTTTTACTCATTACACATCTCCTTCTCTTTTATTTGCCTCTACGGGCAGTTAGAAGTCGTTCCATCACATTGTCCTGTGGGTTCGAACCAGAATACTCCGTCGCACAGTTCTCACGAACAATCTGATATATTTCCATCCATAGCCTATTTGTTTGGCTCATGAAGTTTTGACTCATTGCCACATAAGGACTTTGGATAGCATTTCCGGTGGTTGGATGCTTGGCAAGAAATCCAAACTCGGTCACTGCTTCTTCACACTGAATCCATCTGGCCGCACTCATGGCATAGCGCTCTAAAAGCTGTGGAAGCACCAGATGTGCACAGTTACGTTCCTCAAGCCATTGCCATGTAATTGAATAGATTTCACTGGCTACTAGAGTTTTTCCGTCCTTCTGCACTGCAGAAAGCATGGCTCTTGGCTGTGGCATTTCTTGTCCCTGAAGCTCAGTAGTATTCTTGAAATCGATAACTTCAAGCTTCCTCTTACCGGGATTACCATCTGCAATTTTATCTGCAAGTGGTTTCTTTTTCTGACCGGAGCCAACTCGGGCACCACCTCGATTAGTTCCGTCTTTGGCCATTTGCTCACCTCTTTTCCTTTTGGGGTTATTACCCTGTTTGAAACCGCGACTTTTTGCGCGATACCCCACGCCCGTTGCACAATTAAAAAGTTACAGAGATTTGACTCCCCCTACCGGGTTTGCCACCTGTCACCATCTCGTGCAGTGATGGCTGAGTGGCATGGCGTGCAAAGGGCCATCAGATTGCATTCATTGTGGGTTCCTCCTTGAGCTAGTGGAAGGATGTGATGCACCTCCGCAGCCGGAGTCAGCTTTCCATTCTTTTTGCACTCTTCGCAAAGAGGATGGGCCGCAATGTAACGGTCGCGTATCCTTTTCCATGCACGACCATAACGCTTTCTGGTTGACGGGTCGCGGTCATACTTTTCGTACCGGCTAGCTTCCTGTTTGGCATGTTTCTCACAGAAACGCCCGTCTGTAAGTTCTGGACATCCGGGATGAGAACATGGGCGCTTAGGTTTTCTTGGCATTTCCTACCTCTTTTCTGGGCATAAGAAAAACCCCACAGGATTGCTCCCATGAGGCTTGGCCCTTATGCTTTTTCGCTAGTTTAACTTTAACATAAGTACGTAGGGATTAATAGTGACATTCAAGGACATCTTTAGGGACCTTTAATTTTTTAAGCGCCGCATCATGTAAGCGGTAAAGATGGCGTAGATTATACCCAAGCTCCACAGCAATTTCTGGCCAGGTCTTGTTGCTGATATAACGCTTCTCCAGAATTATACGGTACTCGTTGCAGTCAACTTCGCGGATAATAAGACTGATTTCACGCTTTAAGTCCACCAGCGTATTAAGGTCTCGGTTGATTTCGTCCTGAAGGTCAATAATTTTAGCAACAGCATCAGCCATAGGCGATGTGCTTTTACTAGGATTGTGAGGCATACCTGTTAAAGTGGATGTGCACCTCGTGGCCAGATCATTTAAGGATTCCACCATTTCAAGCTTGCTGGCAATTCTCTGGTCCAGGAGATATGCCTGTGATAAATATTCTTTAGCGGTCACTTCTCTGTACCTCCTCGTTGATTCTTCGAATGAGGTACTCACCGTTAAGATTAGTAAGCTTACTATACCAACCGGAACGGAAAAACCGTTTTAATGATGTCACTTCTCTTTGGTAGTCCCTGTTATCAGGCTTCTTCTGCAAATGAAGAAGTGCAATTCGATAATCCTTTACTGCCTGTACAACGATGGCATTTGCTAGAATTTCATAGGGTTCCATTTCGCACCTCCAAGTTTTAGTTCCTCGGATTGGCACAGATTGTCTTTATTTGACTCTCATTTGCAGATCAGCTTTGACAGCATCGATAAGTGCCGACTGGCTTTTGTCCTTTAAAGAAAGAGCTCGCAGTATTTTCTCATCAATAGTGCCTTTGGTAACGATGTGCTGCACCACAACCGTTTCAGCTGTTTGGCCCTGACGCCAGAGCCTCGCATTTGTCTGTTGATATAACTCTAGTGACCAGGTAAGACCGAACCACACAATACAAGAGCCACCAGACTGAAGATTCAAGCCATGTCCTGCAGATGCTGGATGAATTAAACCGACTGGTACTTCCTTGTTGTTCCACTTACGGATACTATCAGCGGTATCCAGCTTAGAAAATGGAACCTTTATGTTATGAAGCCTTTCTACGATTCTTTCATAATCGTGCTTATACCAATAGGCCACAAGTATCGGTTTTCCAGCAGCTGCCTCGATAATATCCTCTAAGGCATCCAATTTCTGATTATGGATGACCTGAGTTTCACCGTTATCGTTATAAATGGCACCGTTAGCCATCTGACAGAGTTTATTGGAAAGAGCAGCAGCATTCGCAGCAGTAACCTCACCACCTGAAAGCTCTAATACAAGGTCTCTTGCTAATTCGTCATAGCGTTCTGCCTCTTTTTCAGAAAGCATAACCGTGTACTCACTACTGACCAGTTCAGGCATCTTTATATAATCTGTAGACTTCATTGAAATTGTAATATCGGAAATTTTCTTGTAGATGCATTTCTCCGCTCCCGGAAGTGGCTTGTAACTATAAATAATCTGGCCATTTCTTTTATCCGGCATAAAGTAGTTGCTACGAAATGCCGTTATAAACCTTCCAAGCCTTACACCCATGTCAAGCAATTTGAACTCAGCCCATAAATCCATTAGTCCATTGCTGCTTGGTGTTCCTGTCATTCCAATAATGCGCTTTACTCTAGGACGTACTCTCATAAAAGACTTAAATCGCTTAGCCTGATGATTTTTGAAGGAAGAAAGCTCATCAATTATGACTGTATCGAAATCAAAGGTCAGTCCGCTCTCTTCAATGAGCCAGGAAAGATTCTCACGGTTGATTACATAGATATCAGCTGTAGCCTTTAACGCTTTAACTCGTTCAGTGATGCTTCCTACTGCAACAGAAATGATCAGGTCTGATAGATGATCCCATTTTTCAATTTCAGCTGGCCAGGTATCTCTTGCTACTCGAAGTGGTGCTACCACTAACACTTTATGGGCTTCAAAGTAATCAAACAGTAGGTCATTTATTGCAGTAAGAGCAATACTTGTTTTTCCTAAACCCATATCAAGCAGTACTGCTGACACCGGATGTGATTCGATATAACTGATAGCGTATTTCTGATAATCATGAGGATTGTACTGCATTTAAAATCCCTCCAATCTGACTCTCGTCGTCTAATATAAAAACTAAAAAACCTAACCCTCTAAGCAACTTGTGCCTTGCCATCTGTAATGGGCGCGGGCGCTTGCCTGGGGCCTTTACTTCTACAAAGGCCATTTTTCCTTCAGGCATTAGAACGATTCTATCCGGCATACCATCAAAGCTTGGTGATACAAACTTCACTGCCACCCCGCCACGCTTTTTTACTTCCAAAGTTAACTTCTTTTCTATTTCTTTTTCTCTCATCGCTATCTCTCCATCAAAATTGGTGACGGTCTGTGGAGGTCTCCACATAAACTCCTTATATAAAGATTTTTTATGATTTTTTTCTCTAATGCGAAGTTCTGTATATGACCATAACTGACCGTCACCTTATTAGGTCAGTGTTACTCGGTGCAACTCAATTCAGAAACTCTTCCGCTTTTAAGCGCACACCATAAATGAAGCTACCTGTTTTGGTCTTTTTGCGTTCAAACCCGGCAGTCTCCAAAGCAGTATAGAAATCTGTTGTGCTTCTTGTGTACTCACCGTTGCGCCCACAATGGGCACGGTATTCCTGATAAAATTCACCAGATTTCTGCTGGTATGTCTTATCCACTTCGCAGCAATCCTCTAAAAAGGAAGCAAGCCAGTCATTATTTTCTCTGTACGCTTCAATGGCCTCCCGAACACATGCTGGAACACTGAAATGGTAGTTAGCCTCAATAGCTTTCTTTGCACCTTCGATGATCCAGCTTATGATGTACGGTCCAGCATTCTTAACAAGGTAGTCGGCGTAGTTTTTGATATCGCTCTTATTCTCAATCCTTGCATTAAACGGAATGACTATAAGACGTCTCCAGGTGCCATCATCATTGGCACCGACTCTCGGAAGATGATTCGTGTAAAGCACCAGTGTATGAGAAGGCTCAAACTTGAACGGGTCCTTATACTTTTTCTCAGCTTCGATTTCATCAGTAGAGCTAAGCTGCTTCACAATAGAAGTGTTCAGACGCATACCCTCTTCAAGCTCGGAAGCAATGATGAGGCGCTTACCCTTAAGCTCTGCCATTTCAGGTTTTACGTTTCTACGACAACCTACCGTAAGTGTATCTGCTGAGATAGCACCGCTGTAGGAGCCGAGCACCCTTGAGATGCTATTCCAGAAAGTTGATTTACCATTACGGCCTCCACCATAAGCAATGATGATAGCTTCCAGGTAGACTTTACCGATTGCAGAAAGGCCAACAATCTGTTGAACATAATCAATCAGCTTTTGGTCATTACAGAAGAAGGTATTCAGAGCTTCTAACCAAATCTGCTCACCCTTATCTCCCGGCGAAGCGATTGTTTGCTTTGTAATATAATCCGCTGCCTCCGGAGCACGACCGCCAGCGAGACCCTTGCGAAGGTCAAAAGTAACACCTGGCGTGTTAAGGAGGAACTCATCCTTATCTAAATCACTAACCTTGATTTCCAGCATTGGCTTTGCTGCCTGCAATGCTGAAATGATATATTTCATATCTCTGCGCTTCATTACGAAAGCTTTGTAAGCTAGAGCCGACTGATACTTTTTTAATGCCTTCAATGGGTCTCCGGAAAGTGAAGCTTCATACTTTTTACCGCCAGCAAGAATATCTTCTTCCTTTTCACCTAAAGCAACTAAGGTATTAAGGGCGCTTTCCACCTCACCAAGGGCATCTTGAAGCTGTAAATCGAGGAACTCTTCCATAGCACCAACTGACTGCTGCCTTGATTCCATCCAGTACTCACCATTAAAACGAAGGTAATCTGTGGCATCAGTGTAGCAGAGCTCATTGCCATACTCACGAGTCAGCACCTTTGCCTGGCCAATATCTGAAAAGTCGGAAGGTCTTAAAGAGTTATTATCAAAGTCGGAGTTGTAGTCATTAGGAGGAATATACCCTTCTTGACCTTGTATCTTCCTTGCAAACTTGATAGCACTATTCCAGATAGCAGTAAGCTCTTCTTCATCCATAGGCGGGTCGCATTTCTTAGCTTCTTCCAGAAAAACATCATGAGCCTTATCAGTACTGCCGTATCTCTTTACAACTCGACCTGCAAAACGAGATAATGTATTGTTGCGGCGCCCTTCAGGTATAGAATTACTGCGACCTGTATTTGTAGGTACAGGAACGTTCTCCAACAACTCATCAATCGTGAGCCAACCTTCATGCCAGATAACTTCGCCGGTATTAGCCCCATAGATAAAACGTGCTGCATCCAGAGCGTTATAATCAAAGAACGGGAACTGAGCATGGATAGCTCTTTTAATAGCCACATATCCCTCAGCATCTGATAGCTCTGCTATAGAGAAGTAGACATGGAACTTGGGTCTTGCTGCCTTTCCATCCTTAGGAAGCATGTTGTGGCGGCTGGGCGCAATCGCATATGAAACATCCGGTATAAGCTCATCCAATGCCTCTGGTGTTATCCACTCATCCGAATTTTCAGTATGATCATTATCACAATCCATGACGATGACATCAGACTTTAAGAAATTATCTGCGCTTCGGTAGTTGTTCTTATACTCAGCACAAACATGGTCCAGCTTAGCCGCTTCTTTTAGTTCTTCAGCCGAGGTGACAACATTCTTATTTGGATAGAGGCAGTTCTTCTGATTGCCGGTACAGTTTGCGGTGCAAATTGTTAATTGCATGTTTCAACCTCCTCCATGTCCTCGGTAAAATAGCGAATCTTCATGCGTCGCTTCTTAGCTTTATCAATCTCGCGCTGCATGCCATTCGTGATATTTTCGCCAAATACCCACAGCTCATTGCATTTACCTAAGAAGACTATGTCCATAAACAGTGCAAGCTCCCGTTCCTCTGGATCATCATCCGAAAGATATAAAGGAAAGAGTAAGTGTGGCGCAAAGGCGATAGCGTTTCTTTCAATAACAGCGAAGCGGCTATAAAGCTTGGCCCTTTCAGTGTTTCTCTCTACGTCACCCGCATAAGGTGAGCAGATATACACCAGCGGCTTGAAGGCCTTATCTTCCTTTTTTATGTTTGTCAGTGCCTCGTATACGGTAGGATCGGGATAGCCTTCGCTGTTTTTCTTGTCCACTCCGCCGGTACCGTATTTACATCTCATCTGTTCGTTCATAAGCGAACCTCCTTATAAAGATTTGAGCGGCGTAAAAGTCCCTCTACCTGTCCCAGGACAGAAACCTCCGCTTTGAACGAACTTTTATAAATAAAATTTTTCCTTCCTTATATAAGCAACAGCAGACCTAAAAAATCTGCTGTTTTTTTTCGTTCACTTCCGCTTTAAGTGTCCTGGGACTATTGAAGGACATGAAAAATGTGTGGCCTGAAAAAAACACACAAAAGATTTTTCGTTCAAACCACACAAAACTGTCCTGGGACTATTAGAGAGGGAGCAACTCCTCTCGGAAAGGAAGGTAGCACCATGCAGACACAGACGAATGCAGAAGCTTCGAAAGATCAGCAGTTTGATGAAGAACTCGCTGACACCCTCACAGCCATAAGCGTTATATCCAAGCGACTGGCCCAGAAAATCAAAGCCTTGTCTGTAAAGGAACAAGAAAAGAAGGAAGGAGGTACTCCAAATGAGCAAGATGAGTGAACTTAGTCAGGTTCTCTCTGAACTTAAGGACTGCGGCAAAACTCTCATTAACATTGCTGACTCGCTTACAGAGATTTTCTCAAGTACAGATGAAGAACCCGAAAATGTTATTGAAGCACCCGCAATACCGACAGAGGAATCAAAACCAGAGTATTCGTTCTTAGATGTTCGCAAGAAGTTTGCAGAAATGTCCAGAGCCGGATACACAGAAGCGCTTAAGGGACTTCTAAAAAAATACGGTGTGGAGAAGCTCTCCAGCGTAGACCCGTCACAGTATGCCGCATTACTTGCGGATGCGGAGGCAATTAAATGAGTGTAAAACATGCACTGCTTTCAGCTTCATCCGCACATAAGTGGATATCTTGTCCGCCATCGGCACTACTTAGTAAGAAGTTTGAAGATGCTTCCAGCACTTTTGCGCAGGAAGGTACCGACGCCCACACCCTCGCACAGTACAAACTTGAAAAAGTGCTGGGGATTGATACAAAGGACCCTACTGAATCTCTAAGCTTCTACAATGAGGAAATGAACGACCACGCGGAAAACTACGCAGCCTTTGTTCTTGAACAGCTTGAGAAAGCAAAAGAAACCTGTACTGATCCTCAGATACTTATTGAGCAGAAACTAGATTTCTCAAGATACGTCCCGGAAGGTTATGGTCATGTTGACTGTTTGATTATTTCAGACGGCACTCTTAGCGTAATTGACTACAAATACGGACTCGGAATAAAGGTATCAGCGGAAAGAAACCCACAAATGTTCTGCTATGCGCTTGGAGGCTTGGCTCTTTTCGATGGTATCTACGACATTGACAATATCCACCTAATCATCTATCAGCCGCGTAGAGAAAACATTAGCGAATACAGCATCTCTAAGGGCGAACTTATTAAGTGGGCCGAGGAAGTCTTAGCTCCTACAGCACAGCTTGCTATCAAGGGAGAAGGCGAATACAAGGCTGGCGAGCACTGCCAGTTCTGCAAGGCAAAAGCAACCTGCAGGAAGCGTGCTGAATACAATCTGGAGCTTGCAAAATACGACTTCGATGAACCCGTCACTCTCGATAATGATGAGATCGCAGCTATCCTGACAAAAGCAAATGAGCTGGTGTCTTGGGTAAATGATGTCAAGGAATATGCTCTGAAGGAAGCTCTGAATGGTACCAAGTTTGAAGGTTTCAAAGTTGTAGCCGGTCGTTCTAACAGAAAGTACACCGACGAAGCTGCGGTAGCTGATGTTGTTATTGCAGCTGGTAAAGACCCATATGAGAAGAAACTGCTCGGCATCACAGCCATGACAGCACTTCTCGGCAAGAAAACATTTGAAGATATTCTCGGTGGGCTAACCTCTAAGCCGCCTGGAAAACCGGTCCTTGTTACCGCTGATGACAAGAGACCTGAATATAACTCAGCGTTTGAAGATTTTAGTGAAAATTAAGGAGGAAATTAATCATGACAAAAACAGTTAATCCGTTAAAAGTAGTTACTGGCCCTGATACCCGTTGGAGCTATGTGAATGCATGGGAGCCTAAATCCATCAATGGTGGTACCCCTAAGTACAGTGTATCTCTCATTATCCCTAAGTCCGACACAAAGACCATCGCTAAGATAAAAGCTGCAATAGAAGCAGCTTACCATGAAGGCGAAGGCAAGCTTAAAGGCAATGGTCGTACTGTACCGCCTCTTGCAACCCTTAAGACTCCCCTTCGCGATGGTGATGTGGAACGTCCTGACGATCCTGCTTACGCAAACGCCTACTTTATGAATGCCAACAACAGCTCTGCACCTGGCATCGTAGATGCAGACCGTCAACCTATCATCGAGCGCTCTGAGATTTATTCAGGTGTTTATGGTCGTGCCAGTGTAAATTTCTACGCATTCAACACCAATGGAAATAAGGGAATCGCTTGTTCCCTTAATAACCTTCAGAAAATCCGTGATGGCGAGCATCTTGGCGGTAAGTCTAATGCTGAAGATGACTTCGCTACTGAGGATGATGAAGACTTTCTTTCCTAAACCGTAACTGACAATCCGGGTGGTAGGAAATCCTGCCACCTAAGACAATCAAAGAAATGAGGTAAATCATATGGAAACTATTCTTGTTATTGAACTTATTACTTTATACGGCGTGTTTATCATCGGAGCCCTGTTCTGGGTCGTAACTGAAATTAATGACGCTATCAAAAAGCACAAGAAAGAAAAAGCAAAGAAAAGCTTTGATTCACTTGATAAGTTTTAATTGCTTTGGGCGGTGGCACTCCTGCTGCCGCCCTTATTCTTTTGAAAGGAGGATGTTATGGAAGATATAAAAACACTTTCTCTTGACCTTGAAACTTACTCAGATGTGGACCTTGGTAAGTGTGGCGTCTATCGCTATGCAGAATCTCCAAGCTTTGAAGTCCTCCTGTTTGGTTATGCAATTAATGGCGGTGAGGTACACGTTATTGACCTGGCCTTAGGCGAGAAAATTCCAGAAGAGATACTAAATGCCTTAACCGATGATAACATAACAAAATGGGCCTTTAACGCTTCCTTCGAACGTGTCTGTTTATCTTATTGGCTTCGCAAACATTACCCGGATAAGTTTATTAGCTACAGCATCCCAGAGGACTCAGTTGGAGGTTACCTTAATCCATCTTCTTGGCGATGCAGCATGATATGGTCAGCTTATATGGGCTTACCGCTTTCGCTTGAAGGCGTAGGCGCAGTTCTTAAGTTAGGTGAACAGAAGCTAAAAGAAGGCAAAGACCTCATCAAATATTTCTGCGTTCCATGCAAGCCTACCAAAGTAAACGGTGGCCGAGTTCGCAATCTACCTGAACACGATATGGCCAAATGGTCCTTGTTTAAGAAATATAATATCCGAGATGTTGAGGTGGAACAGGCAATTAAAAAGCGACTAGAAAGTTATCCGGTACCTGAGTTTGTATGGAATGAATACCATCTGGACCAAGAGATTAATGACAGAGGTATCCTGCTTGATATGGGTGTCGTTAAAAATGCTATCATCTTCGATGAGAAATCCAAACAAGAACTCACCGCTGCAATGAAGGAGCTTACCAACCTTGATAATCCAAACAGTGTCGTGCAGGTAAAACAGTGGCTTTCTGATAATGGTGTTGAGACCGATTCGCTTGGTAAAAAGAATGTCGCAGCTCTTATAAAGACTGCACCGGAAGATCAACGTGAAGTACTTCTACTTCGCCAGCAGCTTGCAAAAAGTAGCGTTAAAAAGTATCAGGCCATGCAGAACACTGTCTGCTTAGATGGCAGGGCTCGTGGTATGTTCCAATATTATGGTGCTTCACGTTCTGGCCGCTGGGCAGGTAGGCATATACAATTGCAGAATCTTCCTCAAAACCATATCCTTGATTTGGAAGATGCCCGGTCGCTTGTAAAGCTGGGTGATTATGATGCTGTAAAACTTCTTTATGAGGATGTACCAGATACACTCTCTCAGCTTATCCGAACGACTTTTATTCCAAGGCCAGGATACAAATTTATCGTCAGCGATTTTAGTTCTATCGAGGCAAGAGTTCTCTCTTTCTTAGCCGGGGAAAAGTGGCGATTAGACGTATTTAAAAGCAATGGCGACATCTATTGCGCTTCTGCTTCAGCTATGTTCCATGTACCGGTTGAAAAGCATGGTGTAAACAGCCATCTTCGTCAAAAAGGTAAAATCGCAGAGTTGGCACTTGGGTATGGTGGCAGCGTTGGAGCACTTAAGGCTATGGGTGCGTTGGAAATGGGTCTTACTGAAGATGAGTTGCAGCCTCTGGTTGATTCTTGGAGAGCATCAAACCCAAAGATCACAAAGCTGTGGTGGGATGTTGACAGGGCAGCCAAAGATACTATCCGTTTCCGAACCCATACCACCACACATGGCATTAGTTTCTACTACCAGAAAGGTATGCTTTTTATTGAGCTTCCTTCCGGTAGGAGACTTTCCTATGTAAAACCTAAAATCGGCGAGAATCAGTTTGGTGGCGAGTGTGTCACCTATGAAGGCACCGGCAACACTAAGAAATGGGAACGCATAGAAAGTTACGGGCCGAAGCTTACGGAAAATATTGTGCAGGCCATCAGCCGGGATATCCTGGCCTACGCCATGAAAACGCTTAGCCAATACTTTATATGTGGTCACGTACATGACGAGCTAATTATTGAGTGCAGCATCGGTGTTTCGCTTGAAGGCATTTGTGAACAGATGGGAAGAACTCCCCCCTGGATGAAGGGTTTGGCACTTAGAGCCGATGGCTATGAGACTATGTTTTATAAGAAAGACTAATATTGAAAAAGACCCTTCAGGAAACATTACTATTTCCTGAAGGGTCTAACTATTTACTTTGTGGGGGTATATAAAGAAACAGCGGAAACAGATGTTCATAACAACATCCTTATGAACATCCAGCCAGTTGACTGCCGTTAGCCATCTACAGATCTACTTACTCCTCACCTTTATCTGTAAAACTTACAGACCCACCGACTCCAAAATATTTCTCAAAAAAAGTTTTCAACTTATCGATTATC